TTAACCATTGATATACGTAGAAGTGATTCATATTATTGATATTCCACAAATCCAGGATTTGCGAGCGCCGGACACTCTGGGTTGATTTCTGATTTCAATGTTGCTTTCAATTCTGCTTCAGTGTGTTCTGCACCTGATGCCAGTTCGATACATCTCGCGGCGTTCTTGCCACCTTTGTTTATAATTCTTTCAATGGCTTCTGTTCTTTCAATGGCCAGTTTGCCCACGTCACGTTTGCCCTTGTTGAATCTCTTGTCTAGGTCCTGTAGGTCTTTCTTGAATGTGTTGATCAACACGTTCAGTTTCTTGTTGCTTTCCAAAATGGCAGTGAAGTCCGCCTTCTGCTGTTCTAACACCTTCTTCTGTGATTCTATGGATTGTTCCAACTTCAATTGGTTGGCCTTGAGTGTGGCGTTGTCCGCACGTAATTTCATCACGTACACTCCTGCACCTGCTATTCCAACAATCATCATGATGGCAATGGCCATTTTAATCTGTGTAAACATATTTTGTTCTTTGCGTTATAAATTATTTATAGTATAATATTATATGTAAATATAAAAATGAAGTATTTGGTAACAGGATCAGCAGGATTTATTGGTAAACATCTGGTTAGATCTATATTAAAGTTAGGTCACACAGTTTATAGCATTGATAAAAATCCAATTGGAATCAAACATACTAATTTAAAACATACCACAAAGGATTTAACAAAAATGACTGTTTTTCCTAAAGTTGATGTTGTATTACACCTAGCAGGACATAACGGAACTAGATTTTTTTATGAGAAACCAATACAGGTTATTGATGATAACTTGAACTCTACTTTAAATCTTATAAAATTTTATACTAAAAATAAATGTAAACTTTTTGTCTATGCCGGAAGTCCCGAATCAATAGCAGGAACAACAGATTATTTTAAAATGCCATTACCAACAAAAGAAAATTATCCAGTGGTTATTGATGACATACAAAATGCTCGATGGAGTTATGCTACCAGTAAAGCATTATCTGAATTATTAGTGGCAAATGCAAAACTTGATTATTGTGTGATAAGATATCATAATGTATATGGTCAAGGACAGGTAGAACATTTTATACCGGACTTTATAAAGAATTGTCGTAACGAAAAATTTGTACTAAAAGGATATAACAATACACGATCTTTTATGTATATTGATGATGCCATAGAAGCCACACTTAAAATAATTTCTAATAAAAAATGCAAAGGAGAAATTATAAATGTTGGTACAAGTAACGAAATAAAAATAATTGATGTGGCAAAAAAAATACTTAAAATACTTGGAAAAAATAAAAAATTAAAATTGTTGCCTGCACCAATAGGTAGTGTAACAAGACGATGTCCTGATCTAAAAAAACTTAAAAATATTTTTAAATTTAAAAGCAAAATAAGTCTCGATAACGGATTAAAGAAGGTTTGTATATGAAGATAGGTATAATAGGACTAGGAGTTGTAGGAAATGCTAACAAGATAGGATTTGAATTGTTGAATCATGAAGTGGTAGTACACGATTTAAAACATAATACAAAATTTGATAAGTTACTTCAAACAGAAATAATTTTTATTTGTTTGCCAACTGATCCAAAAAACAGAGAGGAATGTTTTACAACACATATTGAGGAATATGTTGAATTATTAAACAAAAAATCATATGTTGGAATAATTGTTATAAGATCAACTGTGTATCCGGGATTTACACAAAAAATGATAGATCTTTATTCTAATTTAAAAATTTGTAATAGTCCTGAATTTCTTAAAGAAAGAGCATCGGTAGAGGACTTCATGAATCAAAACTTACTAGTAGTTGGTACAAACGACAAATGGATATACAACAAAGTGGTCGAAGTTCATGGAACTTATCCAAAACAAATAGATCAATTGTTGCCTGTGGAAACTGAAATTTTGAAATATTATGCTAATACGTTTGCCGGTTTGCGGGTGGTCTTTGCAAACATTTTTTATGAAATTTGTAACAAGTTTGATGCCAATTATACGGAAATAAAGAAATCGTATATTAAAACAAAAAATACAACAGATTTTTATTTAGATGTGAATAAAAATTTAAGAGGATATGCAGGAACTTGTTTACCAAAAGACATCAACTTTATAAGTTCTTTTCTTAAAAAATTAGATCTTGATTACACACTGTTAGATAGCATAGTTAAAGATAATGACAAATTTGAAGCTACATCACCAAAAGGAATGCGTAAATCAAAATGATATTGCAAGGCAAAGTACCTATAACATGGAGTGGCCAAGATTATGAAGATGTATTATATAAAAGTCATCCCAATCCGTACCGAGGTTTTGATGCATCAGCACAAATAAAACAAAATAGTAACTTGAAATTAGATGTGCATATTTGTTACGATGTAAATCAAAATATTAAAAAGTGTTTAGAACAATTTAAATTAAACAATGTAGCGATACAGTTACAAAAATATTTGCCGGGAGACTATTTGCCATTTCATAAAGACACATATGCCACTTATAAAAAACATTACGATATAAAAGATACAGACACAGTTGTGAGAATAATAGTGTTCTTACATGACCAAACCCCCGGACAACAGTTATGGATAGATGATAAAATGTATTATGGAAATTGTGGAAGTTATTTTGGGTGGACAAACAACACAGAACACATGGCGGCAAACCTAAGCTCTCAGCCAAGATACAATTTACAAATAACCGGTACTTCTACTTTTTAAAAAGATTTATATTTCGACAATCGTGATACTGTATTTTTGCAGGTACAAAATTCTTTTTCTTTGAATACTCTTTTAAAAGTTTACTACAATTAATGGCGTGTTCTATTGGCATATTATAATGGAACCCGAGACTCCAGTGTTCTTGTTCACTAGTGCTCAACGGTAATAGTCTACCATCAGACGACATTTTCTTTAGTGCTTCGTACCATTCTTTGTTGTCAGTAAGTATTGCTCCTCCTCGTTTGTTGTCCAAGGGTTTACCGTTTCCAAAACTTAAACATTGTAATTGTCCTTTTTTATACATATTTGGTTTAAGCAACCTGGCACTATCCCATATAGGAGTATTTTTTATATTATACTCGCCGGTCCATTCATCATCGTTTAATTCAAATTTAATATCAAGTTTTAGATATAACATAGGTACACTCACATATGTGAATGCAGTACTTGAAACAGATTTAGGTTCAAGAAGTCTTAAACATAGTTCTATGGCATGAGTACAACAATCAGTTGCTATAACATATGGTGATCCAGTGAAATCTGCAAGTTGTTTTTCAAAATCAAAAATATGTTGGTATGACATTTAACTTATTTGATTTTTTTAAGATTTTTTGTCTTCTGTCCTAAACTATATCCTAGACCAAATGCTATTGCTAACATTCCTCCTATCAACAATGTGTGCCATAATAAAAACATTATTGAATCAATTCCGGCTTGTAGACAGTTTTACCATTTTCTTTCATGGCAGTCAGTGATTGCTTACGATTGCCTTCTGATTTATAACTGACGTGTACCCAACCTGAATCAGGTATGCCTGGTGTGTAGAATTCTAAGATGAGTTGATCGAAGTCTAGGTTGTCTTCTATCCATTTGGCCACGTCATAGTTGCCTGTGCCTGGACACTCTATGTCCACTGCCTCACCTTTGCAGTGTTGTGAGTTGCTTGAACCACCTACTGCTTCGTTCAGTGCTGGTCCTCTGTATCCTGAGTTGATGACAGTGACACCAAAGTTCTCTCTGACTTTTTGCACAACATTCTCAAACAGTTCTTTTGCGTTTGCTAGATGTTCTTCGCCTGGAGTGTTATCAAGACCTTTTCTTGTGGCTGTCTGACTTTTTGTGAATTCTGCTAGTGTGAAGTTTGTGCTTAATCTTGTCATAATGTTTCTTACCAGTTGTGTTTACTTATAACAGCACTCTGTCCGCCTTTAGTAAAAACGAATTTATTCTCAAAGGTTTTGGTAATATGATATGGTCCAAAATATTTTGTAAGATACATACACTCAGACATTGACTGTTCGTCGAGCTTAAATGCTTTTGATTCTTTTAAGACCTGTGATGTTGAACCAAACGTATGTAGTTCAAACTGCAAAGGATTTGCGTTTAGTTTTTTAACTTCAAATATATTATTTTCTAATTTAAATTCTAAGATCTTAAACTTGTCAAAGAAGCTATGCACTTCACCTAAACGGAGTTGATTAACTTTACTATTATAAGCAATCGATGTTCTAGGTAAAACGTTTGCTAAATTTTCTCTTGATGCTAAAAAAGGTTTATTTCTTTTGTGATAGGTAAATTCAAAATTTTCAATATTAGTTAATTTACTTAGGTCGTCCAAAAATTCTTTTATGTATGAGTCTAGCTTTTCTTCTCTAGGAAATTCAATAAACACTCTGTACTGGCCGTCGTCCATTGTTCCCGGAGTTGCATCAGCATCTAGAACTTTTGTGTATCCTTTTTCGGCAAATCTTTCTAAATCTTTTGCTCCCTCGGCGTTAGAACAAACAAAAGCCAAGACACAAACATCTTTGTCTTCGCCCATTTTTGATTTAAATTGATCTACTGAGAATCGTTTTTCAACTATACCCTCAAGGTCGCCTGATCGTAGGCCTTCATTAAGTTGTTTCATTTTCATCTGTATCTAAAACTGTTTCATCTGTGTCAAATTTCTTTTGAATTTTATTTTCAACCCCGTTTTTAAAACTAGCTGTTAAACTTTTTGGCATACGTATTTCTACTATCCATATATCATGAGAATCAATTTTACCTTTTACTGTTCCTGGTCTGTAATCCTCTGGAGATTTAATTTCTCTAGGTTTGAACAATTCGTCTCTCTTATAGAAAACTTTGCAATCTCTGTCAGTTAATCTTTTTCCTCCTGAAGGATCTGGCATCTTATCGCTAGGCCACATAAATGAACAAGTGACAAAATGTCTCGAATCAATTGGGCCAGAAACTAGTTCTCCGTCTTCCCAATTTTTAAAAACATATACATCTAACTCATCTAACACTCTTTCAAAATCTTTTAAAGAGTCAAGTGCCGGTGAAATACCGTATAGACCTTGTGTATTTTTGATGATATCTAAAACGTCAAGCATTGTCGTATATTTAGCAGTGATAATTGGCTTGTGATATATGTACATATATTAACCATGGTAAAATATTAAATACTTTTACAAATGTCTCATAAACAAAGACACATTAAATCACAATCAATCACAACCTACGAGGAACCCTATGTTATATCAAAGCCTACAACTGCGGCCTTTATTTCAGAGAAAATTATGGAAACTAATGAGGAAAAAGACTGTGTACGACAAGCGAGTGAAGTTGTACACAATGAATCAAAATTGGTTAAAGATTAGAAAACAGAAGGATAGACGTAGGCGTAGAATATTGACTAGATTATGGAAAGCAAAACAGTTGGCTATGCTTCAACGTATGTATAGGTGTTAAATTTTAGATAACCAAAGAGAGTGTGCTTGATTGCAGAGCTGTTTGTCTAGCGATAGGCCAAGTTTTTTTGTTTCATCTAATAAATGGGTTATAAAATGTTTGCCCTCAAATAATTCATCGCCGTTGATGCTAATTATTTCATCATCAATGTGAAAACATTTTATAAAGTTTTCTTTGGTATAAAGACTTTTCATTTCATAATAAAAATAACTGTCTTTAAAAGCCGGGTATAATTGACTCATCCTGTTATAACCTTTGCTTCTTTCCTCAGGCATTGTAATAATTACAAATTTTTTCTTTATAAGTTTAGCAAAGCCAAATCCAGAATATTCAAAAAAATGTGTTCCATAAGAACGATTCTTGCTTACAGTTTCTTTAATATCAATATTGTCTTTACTCAGCACATTGTTATCAAAATAGTGTGCCTTATTTGTAGTGTCTTTATAGTCTTCTATATTGAATCTAGACGTTAAGTTTTTGTCTGTTGAAATTAAGTTGGCTATGTGATTGCCTCCATTGCCAGGAGCAAAAACTGTAAAGACATTATTAACTGTTGATGAATTCGTCGATGACATCTGCATACCACTTTCTATAATGTTTGATCATATTTTTGTATGGTATATCCACTTTTTCTTTCATTGGCAATATATTTTTAATCACTTCTTCATTGACACAATCTAATATCACAGTGGCCTTACTAAATTTTCCAGATCCTACAGTTTTCTTTGATAATTCAACAACCTCGTCAAATTTTCCATCTGGCTTAATATTATAATTTACTATAAAATATCTTTTCTTATTGTGTTTTTTACCCATTGTGTATCCTTGCTAGTTTGATCATCGTAGCCGCAAGATTTATTTCTGGATCTGCTACAAATGAATGGTCAACCAATCCTTGCTTTATTGCTAGAATGGCCTTGTCTTGTCCGTCATCGTCTTTCGCAATCAATTCTAAATTATCATAGAGCCAACGGAAGATTTCCTCTACTTCTTCTGGTCTGGCTTGAGAACAAACAATTTTTCTTGCTTCTAGTATTTTACCTTGTTTGAACAGTTCTACCATTTCTAAACGATAGTCGGCTTGACCTTTGTCCGACTTGTCGGGTGCGTGTAAAGTACCATCTCTAGAATTCATTTGTACAAGGTTGATACATTTTCTCATATCCGGATATGTAGCTTTTACATAGGTATCAATTAAATCGATATTTGGTTCGACCTTTTCAGAAATTAATATTTCTGCTATACGAGCTGTGAACTCGTTTTTGTCTAAAGTTTCAATATGGAATCCTTGGCATCTGCTGTGTAGTGCAGGAATTACTCTGTTAGGATAGTTACAAGTTAGAACAAATCTTGCCGATGTGTGATATGTTTCCATAACACCACGAAGTGCCGCTTGTCCGTTGGGAGTGATATAATCTGCTTCATCTAATAGCACATATTTGAAATCACCAAATGGCATTATCTGTACAAAGTTTATGATCTTGTCTCTGACTGTGTCCACAGAGTTTTCTCTAGATGCGTTGATCTCTAACATATCATACGGATCTACATTTAATTCTTGAAACAGTACTTTGGCCAGTGTAGTCTTGCCTGTGCCAGGAGCTCCTGAGAACAACAAATGTGGTATAGCACCGTCTTTGAGCCAACCTTGAATCTGTTGTCTTTGATTTTCGTCACGAACCACATAATCTTTTAAAGATGTTGGTCTATATTTTTCTACCCATAGGTCTTTCATAAGCTAATTATTTTAATAGTTTTTAAATTTAATATGTATTCAACAGAAACCTTAGAACAAATTACCATTGAACCAACCAGTTATTGCAATGCTCGATGTCCGCAGTGCGACAGGTTCGACGATAAAAATAATTTAATAGTTCCATTAAAACATCTAAATATTAGCATTTTACAACAGAACTTGCAACCTAAACTTCTACCCAATTTAAAACAAGTAGACCTTGAAGGTAATTGTGGTGATGTATTAAGCCATAAAAATCCGTTAGGATTATTGCTTGTTTATAAAGATGTTAAAAAGATTAGAATGGTAACAAACGGATCCGTTAGAGGTGTTGAGTTTTTTAAAGATCTAGCACAATTTAAAAATACAGAATTGGTATTCAGCGTTGACGGATTGCAAGACACAAACCATTTGTATAGACAAGAATGTAATTTTGAAAAAATAATGTCGAATGCCGAATCCTACATCAATGCCGGCGGCAATGCAACTTGGAAGTTTATTGTTTTTAAACACAACGAACATCAAATCAACCAAGCAAAAGAGCTAAGTCAAAAAATTGGATTTAAAAATTTTATAGTACAACATAGTGATAGAAGTTGGTATCACGGATGGAAATGGCCTGTCTACAATAACAACACCTATCAATATGATCTTGAACCTAGTAGTATGTTTGAAAAGTCGTTGTCAAGCGATCATAGTAAATTAAATGAAAAACTTATAACAATTTATAAACAAAATAAAGTTGTTAAACAATGTCCAATGGCACTGCAGAAGAAAATTTTTGTAGATTATAATGGTTATGTTATTCCTTGTTGTATGCTTAGTAATGACTTGTGGAATGAAACTTATAATACTAAATTTTTAAAAAAATATGTTAAAGATCTAGGAACCATAAGTCTTTATAAAAACAATATTAAGAAAATATTTGAGGGAGAATTTTATAAGAAGGATTTGCCCATGAGCTTTAAAACAAAACCAATGCCAAAATGTCTTCTTTATTGTGCTGAAAAAAAATCTTAATCGTTTCCAGGCAGTTTAGTCATCTGTTGGGCACCGCCCATGTTGACGTACCCTGCTTGTTTGTTATTGTGTTCAGGTTCGTCTTGTGACACTAACAATATATCATTTTCGTCAATCATTCTCACTTCTAGTTCAACGCCGATGTCACCTGCTGATCCTTTTTCTTTTCTTTTGAGTTTGAAAGCCCTGGACCATCTACCATGCGAGACCATTATCCATTCACCTACTTTAACATCAACTTGATCTTTGCCAACAGCATATACCTTGCCCCATCTAGGATGTATGCCTCCTGCTGTACCGTCATCATCAACTATGATAATTCCGCCTTTGGACTTTGTTTCTCCAAAGTGCATGTCAGAAACTAGTACTCTATTTTTAAGTGGTGTGATATCGTTCTCGACAGTGTATTGCTTTCCACCATCTCCACCGAATCCTTTTGCCTGTGCTGATTTTATGTCCATCGTAGTACTATTATACTAGATTTATTCTAATCCGTCAAGAGCCGCATCAATGCCTGATTTTGGTTCTTCTTTTTTTGGTGCTTTTTTGATGATGTTAACAGGCGTTGGCTTAACTTTTTTAACTGTAGGATTCATTACTTGAACCTGTTCTACTCTTGGTTGAGGAATAGGTGTAACTTTTTGTGTTTTTTTTACAGTTGTGTCCTGCGCCTTGCCTTTAGGTGTTTCGTAATACTGTTTCATAACTGCATCTTTTGATTTTATTATTTGACCATTTTTGCCCAACACGTCTCCACGAGCATTGACCCCCATATTACCAACAGCAGGTGTTTCGAGGTTTGATGATCTTAATTTGTCTATATCCACCATACGTCCTTGCATGGTCCTATACATTTTTTTTCTTACTGGTTGTCTAGCCATTATCGTTAACTCCTAATTTTACTTATCATCTCAAAAATTACAACAACAAATGTTTGAACTTATTGGCATTGTCTTTTATATATTTTGGTAAAACATCAAAGCCAACTTTTTTTAAATCTGTTGTTGGGTTATTGTAGTTGTATCTACCATTAAATAAGTCTTGTTGATTGTTTAATTTTTCTCTTATTTGATCTACAGTTAATTTGTTCTCTGGTCTGTAGTTAATAAAAGATTGAATTTTTTTATAAATTCCTGTTTCAGGTAACACATAAGAAAAATGCCACCCGCCCGGATCAACTAACTGTGAGCTTAATGTATCATAATTTCCAAGGTTCTTGTGATAATTCAAATGCATTCTCAGTTCTTGGCAATTACCAAGTTTTCCGTGTTTTATTCCTTTTGGATGTTTATCCCATGGTGTATATGCAGGATTGAGTAGATTTAATTTTCCTTGAAAACACAGTTGTTTAAAAATAAAAAGATCTTTTTCATAATCTAAATTTTCTATTATAGGTATCTCGTCAACATCACACAATAAAATTATATCGTCTACATCGGCATCGTGTAGTCCTTGCTTAATTTGTTCTCGTAAATTATATTCTCTTTTTCGACCAGAACTGTGTTTTTCTGACCATGTTGGAAGTTTTTGCCAATCCACGTCCTGTTCTTTGACTTGAAAATATCTTATCTTATGCTCAAATTTTTTATTATTCTTAAATTGAAAGCCTTTGTAGTTGTCCGCAAAGTCATAATCTGCCTCGACTATAACGAAATAATCAACAAATTCATCCAAGACTTCAAATCTAAGTTCAAGTAAATCATTCTCTAGACCGGAATAAGGAAAACAGTCGTATATCTTCATCTCAAAAATTCTTTATAATCGAGCTCATAAAGTAACGGATTTATTTTGTGTACACCTATTAAAAATAAACAAAAACTTGAAACTGAACTTCCTCTGCCAACACCCCATACCACATTATTATTTCTAAGAGTATCTATGAAATATATTAAAAACTGCAGAACTTTAATAAATCCTTTTTTATTAAACAGTTTCATCTCATCAATAACTCTTTGCTTTTCCGTATCGTTGGCACATTTATCAAGCAACCATTGTTCAACATTTATTGTTTCGTAATGCACAGGCATAAACCATTGTTCTGTGTTTGCAAGGTCAAATTCTTCAAGTGGCAATGTGCTTTTCAGTAATTGTTTTGGAACCGGCAAATCTATCCCCGAGTCGTGTAATGCTTGTAGATATTGGTCGGGCGATTCAAGATGTAGTTGTGAAATATCAGTAAGTGGATTTGAATATATGTGTTCTATGAGATAGTCTTCTTTAAAGACACAGTCACCGTACTCATTTATTTTTATTTTTTCCACCATCTATTACTTTCGCATTAAATTCAAAAATTTTTGCATTCTCGGGTTTTTTAACCTCAGTATTTGGTACTGGGTTCCACGGAAAGTGTCCTGAATATATTCCTTTTGATAATTCTTTGTCATAAGTTGCTGTATCATTTCTTAACCACCATGGGTCAAACTTATTATACTTGGTTGAAAACCAATTGTCAACGTCAAGCAACTGAAGTTCTGTGTAGTCTTTTTCTACAGTATAACTAATACCATCTCCTTGAAAACTTTCTAGTTCTATACTGTCTACTACAATTTTACCTTCTAAAATAGCAGTTGATTTGGTAAAACAAACAGCTGACATTATTTGATCGTATGGAGGTTTTGGCAATTCTATAAATCTATTACTAGTATGTTTTTGTAAAACTTTGTATAATGGCTCATTTCTTGCTGTTATTATAGAGTTGTTAAAAATTACGTGATAGAGAGTTTTTAATCTTTCAAAATATATGTTTTGCTCAGCAAGATTGGATGTTATAGGTCTTATCTTTATTTTTACTGTATAATTGTTATAGAATAGCTCTCCGTCAACTACTATGATACCTTTAAAATCTGTTGCCCAATTGAAGTTTTTTTTCATTGTTTTAATTAGTTATAGTTATAGTCATTATGTGCATACATTTCAGAGTAGATATAATGGTAATTTTAGTTTGTATCTTTAATATCTAGGTAAATAATTACATTATAACAGAATTTAGGAGTAGAAAACAATGGTACAAATTATAGAGAATGCATTGACTGAACAAGAATTAACACAAATAAGAGCGTTTGATCTTATTGAGGATTCATCAGTACAACAAGGAAGAAAATATAGAAACAAGACTGTAAAGAACGACAGTGTAGATCAGTTATCTAATCCGGCAATAGCATTTGTACTTGAAAAAGTTAAAAAATTAATTCCTGAAAATCACCAAGTTTGTGATATGGTTCTTCACACTACTGAACAAGGTATGCAAATTCACTCAGACGGAAACATTAACAAAAAAGATCACAAAGCAATTTTATTTCCAATAAACGTTGAAGCCGAAGGCGCTGGAACAATCTTTTTTGAAAATCAATATTTAGGTGAAGGCCCAATGGTTTTTGCAAAAAATAACCCATGGGGCGGAAGTAACAAAAACAAAGACCCTAAAAACTCTTCAAAAAGAAAAATCACAGCAGACTATTCGGTAGTAACAGACTATAAAGAAACTGCTAACATCGCCGAAGTACACAAAAAACACTTAGGTCATATACCTGCTGAAAACTCAAACGGATTAACCATTGAAAAAATTTATAAATGGAAACCGGGACAAGCAGTTATTTTTGATTCTACTCAGTTACACTGTGCTACTAACCACGTAGGTTATAAGACAGCTTGTACAGTTTTTACAAGACTAGTTGACTAAAATAAATTTTTAGATTATTCGATATTAACAAGTTCGCCCATGTCGGGTTCGTTTCTTGCTTTTTTCATATTATCATGAAAGCTCTTAATTCTACGAGTTCTTAATTCACCTCTATAGCTTTCAAGTGCGTTGTTAAGTTGCCCAATAAGTTCAGGGTTCCTGCCAAATCGAGTAGCAGATGCTTTCTTCTTTGATAATTCTTGTATTTTTTTAGATATGTCTTCGTCGGAAAGTTTGCTAAATTCTTCTTGTAGTGGATGGAAATACATTCCTGCCTCCTATTAGCTGTAGTTGTTGCCCAACTGGTGCATCAATATCGTTGTGCCACCATCTGGACTCATAAACTCGTACAAGTATCTACCTGATTCAGTTAATGTGATAGAGTCTGAACTGCCATCTGCTCCTGATACATTTCCTGATACCAATACACTTGATGGTATTGTAATTACGTGTGCCACTGATGCTACAGTTATATCAAGGATTATTCTTCCTAGAGTTGTTGTTAACGGCATATTTGTAATTGCCAATGTAATTGAACCTGTAGTTGTCGCTGTTTGATAGTGTCCGTTTTCGTGATTGAGTGTAGTTGCACCGGTTACGTTACCATGTACATAAACTGTTTCAGCAGTGTCTTTTAATACTGCCTTTGTTACAACATTATCTGCAAAGTTTGATGAAGCATTTAAAGAAGCCTTGTTTGATTGTAGGTCTTCTATTTCAGTTTTTGCATTTGTAAAATTGTTTTTTACTGCTGTAAAATTATCTCTGAACCCTTGAGAACTATTGTCTTGTCCCGCTATTGGGAAAGTTCCATCTATGTTACCTGGTACTATGTTACTTGCCATATTATTCCTCTAGTTTCTTTTTAAATGCTAGGTATTTATCACCTTTACGCTCCACCCTAATCTTAGATGAGGCTATTGGAGCATTTGTAAACACTATTGTTGTTTTTTTGGTTGAACCGTCGTGCGTTAGTCTAAATTGAGGTTCGTAGTCGGTGCTCCTCAAGGAACTGTCAGCCGCTAAAAATGTTGGCTTCAGTAAATTATCTGCAGTTACTTGATCACCGTATTCCAAAATTGTAGAATTTTCTCTAATTTTTATTTCTTCTTCGTGTACTATTTCGTTTATTTCAAATGTTGTAGTAGACCCATCTGGAGTGATTGTTCCAGTATCAACTTTGTGCCCTTTCACTACATATCTATCTATTTCGTAATCAATTTTTTTAAAGTCTATAGATTTATCTAGTATTCTGCTTCTCACAATGCTAGATTTGCCAGGTTTACAATAAGCTAGGACAATGGCCATCCTATAACCTAGAGGAACACCTGCGTTATCCTGTGACGTTCTCATCCACAATGGCATATGTACGTATTCTTTTTGTCCAAGGCTTTTCATTTGTGATCTCATATTGGCCACCGCATTCGGGTAGAGTCTTTCAAAGTTTCCTAAGTCAGCTGATAAAGGATTGCTGTATCTTATTTTTGATCCGGAAATACTAAAATCTAATCCACTATCGGTCGTTACATTATAAACATCGTAATCCACTGTTATTCTAGAAGCATCAGCCAATGGACCAATCAAAGGTTTAGTAATACTATTTCTTAAATCAACAGTAGTTGACACGGCCTTTCCTAGTTTATTGACAAACTGGTCTTGCATTTCTATATAAACTACTTCGTACTTTGTATTTCCATTTTCTTTAGCAACTGCTGTTTTTACATCACCAAAGTATAATTTTTTTGGTGAATGATTTTTTTCCATTTGTTCCTGTAATGTTTTTAAAGTTTGCTGTTGTAGTCCAGATATCAACAGCATTTCGGCAGTGTTTTTTATTCCAAAATTATTATCTTCGGGTCTAAAAATAAATTCTTCTTTGTTTATATTCGGATCCTGGGCAATTTGAAAGAATAAATCTCGATCACTTAAACTATTTTCTTTATTATTAATCAATCCCTGTGCATACATATTACCATATTCAACCCCGTATGGTAGACTAACTTTAAGGGTAAATTCTTTTGTAGCGGCGGTGCTTTGATATTGATCGTTTGCTGTTACTGAAAAGGTATATTCTCTGTCAAAACTCAAAGAGTTTGTGTCAAATGTAACTTCATTTATGTCGACTGTTGTGAATTCTGTTAGATCTACATTTCCAATTATATTTCCTGCTCTACTTAAACTTAATCCTGTAGGCAATGAGCCAGAAATAATATTATATTCTAATACACGGTTGGCTTCTGCCGCTTGTGCTTCAATTGATAACAAACTAGGTATGCCTGCTGTCACTGTTCCGAGAGTTGCTGATGTAACAAAACTTATTCCTACTTCAATTTCTCCTATAACAGTCATTGTAAACTGTTTGTCAGCAAATACAGAAACACCAGGATATGGAGTTCGTGTTGCTCTTATCGTAAACGTGTAATTGGTTTCAACGGCCGCTTGTCTAGATAAAGTTCCAGCAATTTCTCCTGTGCTTGTATCTATACTCAGTCCGTTGGGAATACTACCACTAACTATAGAATATTCTAGATCTCCCTGTAATTTGTCAAAGTCCTCTACATCAATTTTAATTACTACATTGTTATCGTGTTTGAATGTTCCGAGAGCTGATTCTGTTGAGAATATAGGTTTTCTGTTTCCACTCAAACTCATGGTTAAAGAATATCCGTCTTGTACAGTTTGATCAACAGTTATTATTGAGTTATCTACTCTAAAATAATCTGCAGTATAAACAAAAATATTGTTTATTTGTGTGATACTACTAGCCCCGTCGGAAACTCTTACTATAAATTCATAATTCTGTGATCTAGATTTTGATCTTGTTGTAGGATCATAAGGAACATCATCGTAGTCATATACATTGTCATAACCGCCAACTTCACCAAATTTTTCATCGTCAGTAAGACGTATTACACCAGAAATTAACCCAGTTGGAGAAATAGTAACACCTGGAGGTAATTTACCTGAAGCAACATCATAGACAAGGGTCTGGCCTGTGGCTGTATCAGTATCGGTCGCTGTAATTTGATATTCTACATAACTGCCGTCTATAACAACAAGGTCTCTTGAAGTGTCTGCTGTAACGATTGTATTATCAGCAAGTAGTATTTCGGAGTCAGCAGTTTTTAATGATGTGTCGGCAAAATCTAACTGCCCACTAGGTGTTCCAAAAATAGGTAGATCTGCCCCTTGTATTTGTAAAGAAAAAAATCTGTCGGCTATAACCGTTCCGTCCGAAGCACGAATAACAAAATCGTATAAACTTCGAGTTGAAACTTCAAACGGAGTGCCTTGTAGTAATCCTGTAGAAGTAAGTTGTATACCGGGAGGTAGGGTTCCTGCAATGTGCAAGTAAGTCAAACTAGTGCTGTCCGATGTGTTTGCTTCTAACTGATTAGAATAGAATTCACGCTCGTTGATTACACCCAAAGATCCTGTTGTAGTAGACCACTTTACATTTGCCATTGTTTATTACTTCCAATGGTATTTATAGTGAATTAAGTGATTATTAACTAGCCGCGTAATACGGTATAGCAAACACAGTACCACCTAGGTTTAATTTAAGGTATCCTGTTGGCTGTGCCGGAATAGCCGTCGCACCACCTGCCGATCCCACAGTTGTCTGTGTTTGTGGATTGTTAATTCTAACTGTACCTGAACCCTGTGTACCTAAAATTAGATCAGAGTTTGTAGCAGATTGTTGAATTGATGCAGATGCTCCTAGTATAAGTTCTGAACCAACAGCAACATCTGTTGCGGCAAGTTCGTTTGTTACAGCAACAATGTTACCACCTAAAGTTATAGTTCCAGTTCCGTTTGGAGTAATGTTAATACCACCATTGGTATTTGTTGATATTATTGTGTTGGCGTTAATATTAATATTGTCAACACCAAGATCACCTGTGATTCCTACTGATCCTGTAATTGTTTGACCAATTGTGGTCATTGCCTTTTGTATATCTATAATACCTGTTCCAGCGGCATCAATTTCTAAATTGTCATTGGTGTTAGCCGATGTAATCTTATTATCTTTTAATAGCACACTGTCTGTTTGTAGTGTTCCAGTGACAACAACTTGTCCTGTTATTGTTACATCGTTTGTAGTAAGAGTTCCTGTTACATTAACATTTTCAGCCAATGTAATTAATGTAGAATCATCTGATGAAATAGTAGTTCCATTTACTTTAACAGCACCTAATATAACGTTTCCAGTTCCGCCTGGGGAAATATTGATGTTTGCATTTGAACTAGAACTTATTGTGCTATCGTTGAGTATTAAATTGTCAACAGTAATGTTTCCAGTCATCGTGGCCGCATTTATTGTTGGGTTGGTCAATATTTTATTTGTAAGTGTCTGCGATCCGGTCAATGTCACAACAGTGCCGTCTATGGCCGTTGTCACTGTGTTGTTTACTGCTGATGTTGTGATTCCTGTCCCACCTGAGAACTGCATCACTTCTGAATCTAGGTCAATAGAATTTGTTGTTGAATCGTCTGCCGTGAAATCTAGGTCACTTGCCGTCACCTGTGCGTCAACGTAAGTCTTGATTGCACCCTGTGTGGCCAACAGTGTTGCACTTGTGCCCAATGCACCGTTGTCTATGCCTGTGACAGTTGCACCTGAGGCCAATGCTAAACTTGTTGATAAAGTTGTTGCACCTGTAAATGTCTGTGTACCAGAAACTGTTAGTATTCCAGTTACATTTGTGTTTCCTTCAAGCTCAACTGTACCTGTTCCGTTTGGAATAACTCTAATATTTACATTTGATACAGCTGATGTAATATTAAATCCGTTTATGTCTAGATCTCCACCCAGTTGAGGAGTTGCGTCTTCTATTAGGTCATTGGCCTCGGCCGTTGTTCCGTATAATTCTGTAAAGTTATCGTTGATCTTGTCAAATGCTGATCTTAATGGATCTCCTGTACCGTCGTTTGCACTGGATCCTATGTTGATTGATTGTTTAGCCATTTTTAAATTCCTTTTTGTTGCTGATATTTATCTGTAATTCTATAAACCGAATGTAAAATATTACACATCCATTAGTATTTTTACAAATTTAAAAACTGTAGAATTGTTGGATATAGGTGTTACTCTAATCCTTACGTTGTCACCGTCTATGTCCGCAGTGTAGACTCCTAAACTATCAGTATAACTAGACACAGATCCAAATGTACTGACGTATGCTGTGGTTCCGTTGTGTGTTACATTGGCTTCTACTGTCTCATACCTACCGTTTGTGGTATCTGTTGCAGATATAAAGTATTTGGCACTCCTGTATAGAGTTTTATCAAACGTATCAATATTAGATGTCGTTGATGTGGCAACGGTCGCTGTGCCATCTAGTATATTACTATGATCTAAACTGACTCCTGCTGTGGCAAAACTTAATACTCCGCTTCCGTTGGTTTTAAGGAATTGTCCTGATGAGCCATCCGTTGTAGGAAAAGCAAAACCATTTACTTCCACTGTTCCTGAGCCGTTACCGCCTAGTTCTAAATTGGCATTTGAGATATTTGTAGAAATTGTGTTGTCTTTGAACGATATAGAATCAATAGACACTGACCCTGTGCCTGCCGCATCCAGTTCGAGATTGCTATTAGTAACTGTAGTTGTTATTTTGTTATCGCTTATCTGTATGTTGCTGTCTATTAGTATTTTATTTGCTGTAACATCGCCGGTTCCTGAAGCTATCAATTTTATATCGTCATTGGTTCTGTTTGCCGATATATTATTACCACTAATGGTTATGCCAGAATCAACAGCAGTTTCATTATAGAGTTCAACAAAGTTAGTATTAATTTTTTCCATTGCGGCACGAAGTGTATCACCTGTACCATCATTGGCATTAGAACCTATGTCAATAATTAATCTTGTCATTATACTTCCTTTAATATCCTTACAAATTTAATCACGTGTGCATCGTTACTGACTGGAACAGCTCTCAATCTAGCATTTCCGCCGCTGACATCTGCCGAAAAAGTTAATAATGGTAGACCAAAACTATTTACACTGCCAGCTGAACTGACATAAGCATTCGTTCCGTCGTGTATCATGTTAACTGTTACAAATTCAAATCTACTATTTGTGCTGTCAGAAACACTTATAAAGTATTTCCCCGACCTATACTGAGTAACATCAAATTCATTAACAGTTGCTTCTGCACTACTATTTAAAGTAACAGTACCGTCTGATATATCTGACAAGGCTGTAATTATATCCGGTAAGACCCATGCAAGGTCTTTGGATCCGTCTGTCGTTAAAAGATAATTGTCAGGAGCATCAGTACCTGGTATGTTAAATCCGTTGATTTTAATTATACCTGTTCCATTTGGTGTTAAGTTTATATTGTTTGAAGAGTTGGTATTGACTATCTTATTGTGTGTAAATTTTAATTGATCTATGATAATACTTCCTGTACCTGACGCATCGAGTTCGAGATCAGCATTTGATACAGTTGTTTTAATTGTGTTGTCAATAATTTTAATATTGTCATCAATTTTTAAACTAGACAAAACTACTTGTCCTGTTCCGCTTGGTGCTAAATTTATGTTCCCATTTGTTGACACTGATGTTATGTTGTTTCCGGATAACCTTATGTTAGAGTCAACAGCAGTCTCTAAGTATAGCTCTTCAAAGTTCTCATTTACTTTCTGTCCGGCAATCCTGAAAGTATCACCTGTGCCGTCATTTGCTACTATACCTATGTTGATTGTTTCTCTGGCCATTTTATATACTCGCTAGTGTGATTTTTTTCCAAATAGTGGTCGAGCCATCATAGTTGGCTGTGCATACATATAAATTTGTTGCGTCCCAACTGATTGAACCTGCCACATCACCAACACTTCCTATTCCGGTTGCAGTCTTGGTTGTTGTGATCACAAGTCTGTCTGCATTGACCTGAACCTGTCCTGTACCGTTTGGATCCAGTATGATGTTGCCGTTTGTATCAACACTCACTAGTGAATTTCCGGATAATGAAAGGTTGCCGGACATCATTTCCGCAAAATTGCTGTTCACTTTTGTGAAAGCACCTCTTACCGAGTCACCTGTTGCGGTATTTCCGCTTGTTCCTAAATCAATTGTTAATCGAGCCATAGTAATTTATAAGTATTTATTAAATAAATTAGAAGTATTATGCTCCTAGAAACATTGAAAATAATCCACCTGCACAAACGTAAAAGCAAACTTGGCACATATCACACGTTCAAAAGGAAAAAAACTGTTTATAAATTCAAGTGTGATTGCTGTGGTGTGGAGTTTTTAAGGTCAAGAAGCAAGGTAGATCCTGCTAGAGCTTCAAACGATTACAAACACGTGTGTTCCTACTGTGATACCAAAAAGTACGCACAGAAAATTGGTGTTAAAATGAGGAAGATATATTCTATGGATGCTAGTTCTACTATGATTTTGTAAATTTTATAATCCACTTAAATTCATCAATAGTAGATACCTGAGGTTTATCTATAAACTTCTGTAGTTCGGCGTAAGAAGCCGCTTGAAAATTTCCATTAGCATATTTCATATAATGTGGCAAGAAAAAATTATCGTTGATATATTCTCTACGATTTATAAAGTAAAATTGAGTATCTGGAAAACGACGAGCAATTTGAGTGAGATGGTACATCCATTCGTACTTCATATATGCTTTCATGTTCATTCTGTCTGGATAGTTTATTGTATTTTTATAAATGTTATTCTGTTCTCGACTGTGCTTTGAATCCTCATATTCCCATTGTTTGGCACCAAGTATGTCAAACCCAAGTATGAATATATGTTTAAAATTATCCTCGGCGGCACCTAGCACAGCCGTACATCCAGAACCTTTGTTTAATGAAAAATCTCGTGCTTTGATAATACCTTTGCCACCACCTTGCCATAACCTGTAAATTTTAAGTTTATCAGGTACGTCAGACATTTGATCACCTGGAAGAATATAATTCCAATCACTAAACTCGTTTGGTCCAACAAGTTGTGAAGTAAATTTATTGCTTTTTTTAGCCTCTACTAATTCATCATACATTTCTTCGTTGACGGCAAAAATTTTATCACATAGGGTGGGATTATCTCTATAGATCGCATTGCAACCATATACTGTTCCTACTTTTTTTAAACGTTGTAGGTCTCCAAATATTTTTCGACTTTCACCATTGCCTATTACGAATGCTGTGTCCATTAGACACCGAAGCTCTCACCACATCCACAGGATGCTGTTGAGTTGGGATTGCTTATCTCAAACTGTGAACCGAACGTTTCTTCAACCCAGTCGATCTTTGTTCCTATGACATACATCATGGAAGTCTCGTCCACAACGAATCTACCTGTGTGCCAGTCTTCTATGTGATCGCCAGTGCCCACAGCTTCTTTTGTATCTGCGAAACCCCAGTCGTATTTGAATCCTGCACAGCCGCCACCCAGCACTGCTAGGCTCACTGCGTACTTGTCCGGATTCTTTTCTAACAGTCTCTCGATCTGTTGCTTTGCTTCTTCTGTTATTTCAAATGGTGCCATACTATTAATTATCCCTATTTGTTGCCACTGTTTGCCATTCCTATCGCCAGGAAGAATGCTGTTGCTTCTTTGTTGTCCTCGAAACTCATGTAACTGTTTTGTTCCTCCCAGTTGTGACGCATAGGGTCGTAAAGGTCTGTCTGTTCAAACCACCAACCCCATTTGCTCTTGCAATAGGCCTGGCACCACTCTATACACTCTTGTGAT